TTCCTAAGCGCTCAGCTATAGAGATTTGCACCTCATCTAATGGGGTAACAGTTACATGGTATTTCATAGCTCTACCTCCTTAGTAACTAACACTGTGCGTGTCTCTCTAAAGTTAATAGCCAGTGTGTATTCAGCAAATGCTTCCTCATAGGTGCTGAATGATTTATGGCATGAGCCATCTATGTACAAGTAATAGCGAATGCCATCATACTTGCACACTTCTACAATTTCAAAAAGTGTTTTCATTTGTTAAACGTATTTGGTGTTGGTAATTCTTTCCATGATGTTTTTTCAAGATCGTTTATGACTTCTTGAATTTCTTGCAGTCTTAAATCGCAGCCTTCATCCCACTCATCATTTCCACACTTCATATCTTCCCAATGACATTTAGCCAGTTTAAGAGCTGAATTAATAGTTCTTACTTGCTCTTTAAAGAGAAGAGGAATTTTGCATATTGCTATTTCTTCGCTCATCTTATTTTGATTTATTTGCTTTACGTTTAAAAAGTTATCGTTAATGTTTGCAAGGTCATTGCAGAAATCGTCTATAAATTGGCTCATTTGCTTATGTGATTTGGTTGTGATTCTAACTCTGCTGTTTGGGCATCGAATGTGCCAGCAATTAACATTCCTGCGAAGAGGACTAAGATGATGAGTAGTGCTTTTTTCATTTGCTTATTTGATTTAATTTTAACAAATGTAGTGCAATATTTTAGATATGCAAAAGAAACCTTGCTAATTATAGCAAAGTTATTAACAATAAATTGTTAGCTTAGAAAAGTATAGTGAAGATAATACCTCCTACAAATGAGATAGGTATACCTATTAGCGCTGCACTGCGCCAAGATTCTTTACGTGCAGCTTCTTTGTACAGCTCTTGCTGGACCTTAACTAACTGCTGAGCTTTCTGCTCGTTAGCTATACTGTAGGCATCAATAGATTTCTGCTGGTCCTTAATGACAAAAGATGCAATACTATCACTTTTTGATAATAAGCTTACCTGAGCTTTTAGATAATCACGCTCTGCCTTTAGCTTAAGTAGCGCTCTTACTTCGTTAGTCGTTAGACTGACCAGGGTATCTTTCTGATGTAAGGCTTGAGAGTAGATTGTGCATGGCACGCTTAAGGCCATTGCGATCAAGAGAATCAATAGCGCTGATGTTAGCTTCATAAATTTTAGTATTATGTTCAATTTGCATATTCAGTTGTGCAATCTCTTGCATACGCTGCACGTTAGTAGCTTCTAAGCTATCTATCACATGCGTAGCTCTATCAGCTCTGCGCTCATATCCTTCTAATGCTTTCTTACTGTCCTTTAAAGCTATGTATAAGCATTGAATAGTGATGCAGATGGATAGTGCTACTACCATAACTGCTGCTGCTTTAATTTGTGTCTTGGCTTGTTGAGTCATTGGATTTCTTTTTGTTAAAGATAGATTCAATTACTGTTAATCCCAAGCCTCCTCCTGCTAAAATTAGCAAGCCGTCGAACATGTATTCGGGAGTTTTATACTCGGTAAATGTTCCGATGTAAGATAAGTTAATGCATACTATAAGAGCTAAGATAGATGCCACTCGTTTAGAGCTCGCATCTCCTTCGTTACTAAATATGCTCTTTAACCATTTCATCTCTTCTTACGCATCTTATAGATGGTAAAGATGGATGCTGCTGCTGATAAGATTAAGCAAAATATCTTTAATGCAAATTCTACATCTACCATCCATGCTGGCACTGATAACAAGATGCTGCTAACTGTACCGGTAACTCCTTCGGCTATCTGCTGCTGATTATTACTCATGATTCTTTTAGTAGTGTATAGGTAAATGACTTCTTACCACTCTTTATGCAAGCCTGAATAAGCTCTTTGAAATCTTTAGGACTATTCAGCACTTGACAGCCCGCACTCCACTTATCTATATTCTTAGATTCAGTAGATTCATTAGCTCTATGAATGTTAATGCCAAACAATCCCGTATCTTCTTTACCTTGCTCCTCAGCTATGTTATCTTTATCGGCATCTCTATACACTGTAACTTTCTTTGCTTGCTTTAATGCTGTGTATTTGCCCTGATGCAATCCGATAACATAAGTATCTATGTATTGCCCTACCTTAAGTATAGCAGTTCCAAGCTTATTCATAGGATTATTAAGCCAAAAAGCACCTGGATTAGTCGAAGCAGTGTACCAATTCACCTGATCACCTTGCACCAAGCCTATTAGATCATCAAATTTATTAGGCTCATTAGCTTTACTTCTAATTCCTACCACGTGAATAGTAGGCCACTTATAGCCAAGCTCTGTAAATTGAGCTTTAAGCTCGTCTATTGTTGGTGCTTTCATTCTTTCTTAATTCTTTATCTCGTTTAGTTAGGTAGACCTTAAGCTTACGCTCATAGTCTCTGCGTGTAATTTGCTCCTTTGTTAGTTTCATTCTTAGTTAGTAAAGTCTCGCACATTAAATCTGCTCCATGGACTCTCACTGTTGTTCATACTTCTGCTAAATGATATTTGACTCTGCCTGTTAACTACGCGAATGGGTGTAATATTAGGGCTTGTGTTATTGCTGTACTCAGGATAGTCTGAGTTGTTAGCGCAAAGGTAATCTACTAAGCGTTGCGTATAGTAGTTAGCGTTCTCTCTTGCCATATCTCTTAGAGCTGATAGCTCACCTTGAGTAATGGCTGTAGTGTTCTCAGATTGGCGAGTAACTAAGTTACCGTTATCATGCTTATACATGAGCATAGGATAGAGCTCTACCATAGTCCACCAAGCTGTTGGCTTTACAATGTATTCATTTAGCAAAGTCTCATAGACTCCTGCTAACGTGCCTGCGCTTATCTCATTCTTAATCTTGTTGGTAAGGTTAGTTCCAAGCCAAAGAGTAATATACTTATCTTGAGCTAAGTAAATTGCAGGCCTAATTAAGTTAGTGTCTACAGCCTCATTGAGCTGAGTATATTTCTTTAAAAACTCTTCGTTAATGAATAATATTTCGGGTGCTATTGCCATTGTTTTATAGTATTAATTTGTTCCTGGGTATCTGCCATTATTTGGCAAGTCAAAAGTGCGAGTATTAGCTGTAGCAAATCCTTTAGCTATATCTCTTAAAGGCATGCCTGCTCTGATTGCTTTAGATACAGAAATTTCATCAGATGATTCTAAGCCATTATCAGCAATGAATCGGCCCTTCTCTCTCTTTCTAAAATACACTCTACGCTCCCAATAATGCTTACAATTAACTGATCCTTTATACAACCACACGCTATAGGTAGAGCCATTGTGGCCCATGTTAGGATTAAGCTCGTTAGTGTCTGCGCTCATGCCAGTTAAATCTTCGTAACGGTAAACAAAGTTAGCACGTGAAGCGCTTACCATTTGTCTGCAGAACTTTCTGCTATTTCCGCTAAGATTCTTTGAGTATGCGTATCTAATTTTGTAGAGTCCGCTATCCATTTCAGATGGTCTATCAGGATCAGAGTAGCTTCTAACTGATGCTAAGTTAACAGGCTCAGCTTCTATAAGCTCCCACTCCTCCTCATCTACTATCTCGCCCTTATCTTCTAAGAATTCGCACCACCACGTCTCATCTTCATCTGTAAAGATTGGAGGCTTTTCTTGTGGCTCTAAATTAATCTTTTTTTTTTGAGCAGATAGTTTAGCTACAGCGCTCCCTCCCGTAGGCTCAAACATTGCAGTCGCTACGTCAATAGGTAACTGTAAGAACTGTACTAAGAATACTATTGCCTGCTCTACAGTTAGTGCTCCTGTGCCTACAGCTGCTACAATCTCAAGTGCACTTGCTATCTGAGCACCGTTGTAAGTTACATCACTTACTGATGCTCCTGCTGGTGCTACCGGTGCAGCTGTATTAGTGTCAGTTGTTGCAGAATCTGCAACAGTTGTAGGTGTAGTTGCTGCTATTGCCGCATCCATTTCGTCGCTGAATATATCATTAGACTCAATATAAATATCAGCCACAATGCCCATACCCTTAAATATCTCTTCAAAGCTATCAGTTATAATTTTTTGATATGGCTCAATAATGTTTTTGTTAAAGATGCGGTAAGCGTTCTTCATCTCATCAGCATTGCTACCTAATCCACCTGCATCACGAATACCAAATAAGAGAGGAGATGTAACGCGGTGAGCTGCTAAGATGTTCTCTCTTGACTGAGTGCTTAACTCTTGCCACTGCTTATCTGCATCAGTCATAGGCACTAAGTCTAAACGAGGTGCTCTATCTGATGATTCATTAAATGTAAATACTACCTTACCTGCTTTTCTCGCACCTACCATAGTCTCCCAGTTCCTTCTGATAGCTAACTGCTCTTCAGGATCAGGGATGCCGTTATTAAAATGCAGCATGTAAGAAGGTGCCATACCATTACTTAAGAACGCTCTATAAAATTCGCTTATTTCTCTTGTAATTTCTATGTAATTGATGGCACTATAGTAATCAGGCTTAGGATAGTAAGCGCTGCCTGGAGTCATTATCCCAACAAATAGCACCTGAGATGGCTCATCTGCTTTTGAAGTAGGGTTATACATCGGGATAAATACAGGGATGTTCTTCTTTTTGCGCATATCATTCCAATCTTTAGAATAATAAATGCCAGGTATAACATCTTCATCATTAGCCACAGCCAATCTGCAATTCTCATAAGGCAGCTCGTTAATTTTAGCTATGCTATTTCTATCTACGCTCCAAATAATTTCTAAGTAGTAGCCACCTTGCATCTTAGCATCTAATGCTACAGGCCTTCTAATGCTATTTAGTTTAAGTCTATCTATCTCTCTTTGTGCTGCAGGATTATTACTTTTAATCTCTTTGCCTGCTATCATGAAAGCTATGCTCATAGTAAGAGCAGAGTGCACCGGTGAGCTGTAATATAAATCTATTAAATAATTAGGAAAGGAGTTAGCCTCACCTAATGTTACCCATCCTTTTGGAGTCTCTTTCTCGTTAGCTTCCTGAGGCATTGCTGCGCCAAGATTAACTAACATAGGTGCCGCGTGTTTTATTTTATCCATTGTAGGCTATATCTGAATCTATGGTTAGGTTAGGCTCTGTAAATCGTGGAGTAGTTAAATCTTCTACTATTAAATAACCAATCTGTATTACTCCCTCTACTACAGCATCTGTAGGATCTAAGTTAGTGCTGCTATTCTGCCCATAAACTACGTAGCTAAATCTTGCTGGGTAGTTAATTAGTAGGCTTGCAGCTGTTGGTGTGTTGGCATTGGTGCCAATCTGAATGGTAGTATATCTATCATTCTGCGCTATCTGTAATGGAATAGCGTAAAGCTTTTCTAAAGTCTGCTCGTTAGTTAGTTCTAACAAGTAATGCGTATAGGTATTAGCAAGCAAAAGCTCCCCTTCCTTAAGACTAAGGTAGAGGAGCTGTGCTGCTGTATTTTTTAGTAGGTAAATCATGCTTTAAATATAGCACAATTTACTTTACAATGTAGCTTGAACTACAGTAACTGTAGCAAAGTCTTGGAATGGAGTATCTCCTGCATCTTGATCTAACAAGTATGCTTTATCTTTCTCTTCGCCAGTGAACGTGATTGTGTATCCTGACATGTCTCCCTTGGCTGTGCCACTTGCTGTAGTGAAGGCTGTAACCTCTACTCCATCTTTGTAACCACACATCCAAATGTTATCGTTATTATCCTGTACGAAAAGTACATTGCGACCTTTAGAGATGTTTTGAAGCTCAAGTGAACGTGCAGCAGTCATGCCATGAAACATAGCTACAACAGTTTGTGTGTAATATACAGTGCCATTCTCAATGCTGATAGCAGCCTCTTCAGTGAATGATCCTGTGTGCTTAGGTAGCTCAAATTCGTAAACACTTCCTGTAGCAAGAGCAGTAACTAAATTAGTTGTGCCGTTAATAGTAGCAGTGTTAGCGAATGTAGCGTAATTTCCTAAGTATAAGGCTTTTATCCCTCCGATTGCTTCTTTGCATGCAATCAATATGCCAGCGGTAGTTAGACAGCTCATGTGTTTTTTATATTAGTTAGTTAAATATTCTTTGCAAAGAATGGGCAGCTATTAGCTAACCCACTCTTTTAACAAAGGAGTATTATTTAGTTATCGAATCCAATAACGATATCACCAAGTACAGCGTACTGAACACCTGCACGGAAGCGCATAGCCATTCTCACGTTGTCAGATGCATCAGTGAAGCTCATATCTACTACTTTCACCTCGTTGAAATCTGAAGTCAAATCAGTTCCGAAGTTTAAGTTAGCTACTGTAGATAAGATAACTACTGAATCAGAGATACCTGGGCAAACATACACATCATACCCGTTAAAGGTAAGTGGGAATTGTGCAGTACCTTGGAACGTCTGAAGGTATCCTGCAGTAGCCAAAGCTTGACGATATAACTGTGCAGTCTTACGGTTAACGTAGATCTTAAGGTCAGGGCTTCCTACCAATGTAGCAGGCAAAGCGTCTGTACATAACTGCAATTTAGCAATCACGTTAGTAGCATCCAAAGAAGTTGTAAAGTCAACATCAGGTGTACCACCTTTGCCAGCGTCAATTAAGTACTGCAATCCGTTGAATCCTGTGAATCCTGAAGAAGGCCAGTTACCTTTCCAAATGTTACACTCAATCTCTTGTGCTACTTTAGCAGCCAAGTGAGAAATTAAGAAATCAGAGAAGTTAGCAGGAACTACATCGTTGATGAATCCTCTTCCTGTTTGAGCCGCTTCCCAATCTTTTGTAAATTCTGCTTTACAAAGTTGGATATTAACCATAAGGTCAGTAACCGTTAATACTTTCTCCTCAAGAGTAAGAGCACTTGTAGAGTTGTCAAAGTCGCAAGTAGCAGCTTTAACTAAGCCTGTTGAAGCCAATACCTTAAGTACAGCTTTGTATTTTACATTCTCCTTTACGGTGATGTAGTTGTTTGCAATAGTATCTCCTGAAAGAACTGCTGCAGCAATGTACGGTAGCGCTAATTCGCCAGCGTAGGTTGAGGTGATGGTCAAGTTATCAGCCATGTTTTTGTTTTTTTGTTTTTGTTTTTAGTTGTTTTTGTATCTTGCTACTATAGCGCGAGTTCTATCTTCGATGTTACTCATTGCTGTAATGTTTAAAGGTGCTTGCGGTGCAGCTTGGCGCGACTGCTTTACAGTAGTTGCTGCCGGTGCTTTACTAAGCTCAGTGATTTGCTTCTCAGCAGCGCTAAGCTTAGCTTCGAATTCAGAGATTACATTTTTAAGTAAACCTTCTACCTGCTCTTTGCTGTAAGTCTCAGCTACTTCCTGCTCTACTTCAATCTCTACAGTAGGCTCCTCTTCCTCTTTTGGTACTTCAATAGCACTTGCAATAATGCCAGCTGCTACTACGATTACCATACCGTTATCAAGTGTATACTCTCCATCGGCTAAAGGTGTAGGATTGCCATCTGCATCCATTACAAATACCTCTACTCCCTCAGCCCATACTTCAGCTGGTGAATAGATCATAGTGCCATCAGCTAAAGCACCCTCTACCATCATCTCTACCTTAGTAGCTTCCGGTGCAGCAGTCTCTTCTACTGATAGCTTTACTCCATGCTTTGCAAGCTGCGGAGCGAACTTCTTTAAAATGTCTTGAATCATGTTCATCGTGTTATATTTATTAGTGGAAAAAATTACAAATTCATTTCAAGCTGCTCAGCTAATTCAGCTAATAGCTTCTCTAAGTCTTTCTCAGTTACATCACTTTCAGACATTGGAGCAAACCATCCTTCTATTGAGAATCCTTTAACCTCGCCATTCTTTACAGCTTGCCAAGTGTTATCATCATCTACTTTCACTCCTATCATCCATGTGCCCTCAGGTAAGTCAAAGCCGTAATTCATACTCTTATCATGCGCTCCTGTAGTTACCCAAGATTCTACTACTGTAAGATTATTTACAGGCATCTCATGCTGGATAGTATGGTTATGGTGCATGTTACGCTTAAGAAATTCCTGAGCCGTTTGTTCTATGGTCTCTTTAGAGTAAGTGATAAAATACTTTTCGTTATTACCATCGTATCTAACAATGGGCTGATTAGGAATTAAGGCAGGACCATACAGCATGCGCTTCTCTCCATCCTCTACTCTTGCTAATAACAAGTTAGCTTTAGACAGTGCTACAAAGTCTACCATTATAGCAGGCTCAGATACTAAGCTTACAGCGTATACCCCCATATTATCCTCCTCCTCACCTAAGCCATACTCTATTAACTTCAATTTATCATTCATGTGATTGCTTTTTTATTAGTGGAAAAATTCTATAAATGTGATTGGTCTATTATCTTTTGACGTGCCTCTAAAGCATTAGCTACGTTACCTGCAAGTACATAAGTCTCTAATCCACCTGGCGCATTAGTCTGCAAATTAGCTCCGCTAAAATCTACAGCAGGTGCATTGGTGCCTGTTGGTGCGTTTAGATTGCCATTGCTACCTCCTGCTCCACCACCACCAAATTGAGTTTGATTAATCTTAACTATGTTAGCTATACCTGCTGCTGCTACTGCTGCTGCTTTAACGAAGTTCATACCGGTTAACTGATCTTGAGGAACAGCTAACTGTTGTACAATACCTGAAGCCATGGCTATAGTAGCCTGCGCCTTCTGAATCATCTTGTTACGTTCAAAAGTCTTGCGCTGGCTTGCCTCATCTCCCTTAGCTGCTGCTTCGTTTAATGAGCTTAATGCATCGAGTGCAAGGCCTGCCATTTCGAAATTAGATTGAATGTTAGCCATGCGTAGAGCTGCCTTTTCTTGCTCTAACTTTTTAGCATCTTCTAATTCTTTAGCTGCTAAGATTGCATTGGCCTCATTACGTTTCTCTCTTGCTTCTTTCTCTTCATCTGCATATTTCTTTTGAATATCAGCAATCTGCTTTCTCAAATTCTCGGCTATTAGCGCCTCTGCTGCCGCATCTTCCCCTGCTAATTTGTAAAGCTCTTCACTTGCCTCAATGGCTGTAGTAATCTCTTTCTCTAATGCAGATTCTTGAAGTGCTTGCATTGCTTTGTACTTAGCATCTTCCGCAGCTATCTCTGCATCTCTCCTTTCTTGGTAGAGTTTCTTTGCAGCATCTAATTCATCCTGTGCTTTTTTAAGCGCATCTTCGGCTAACTTATCCTTATCTTTTTGAGCATCGGCATCTATCTTTTTAATAGACAGTTGAAAGCCTATGTAATCACTCTCCATCTGAGCTATCTCATGGCGCTGCTTATCTAAAGACTCCTTTAATTCTTTCTCTTGAGCTACAGGATCAATTAAGAATTCAGCAACCATCTTACTGCCTGCTTCAGTTAACTTAGTGATTTCATCATTTAAGTTAATAGCTGTTATCTTTCCAAATCCTAATGTTTCAGATACCTTATTTGCAGTAGCTAATACTAAGTCAATTGGCGCAGATAGCATTCTTAAACCTACTGCGCTTAACTCTAATGCTCCTCTAACAACCTGCGTTAATAACTCTGCATTTCTTTTGCTCGCATCTATTTGCCCTTGCGCATTCTGCTCTTGAATTTGTAAATCAATTTTACCTTTCTTAATGGATGCTTCCAGCTCACCCATTTTATACTGCAGAATCTCCTTCTCACTTTTACCTTGTAGCCTTAAAGAGTTTTCTTGAAGTAATGCATTTTCATAAGCCTTCTTAGATGCCTCAAACTGAGAATGAGCGTTCTTTGCTACCTCTCGCTGCTTCTCATCTATACCGGTTAATGCGTTTTCAAATTCGGGAAAGAATTTAATAATCTTATCAAAGTTCATCGCAATACCTACAATCACTGCACCTATTGCTAACAGCGGATTGGCTAAGATGGCTTTTCCAATAGCCTTGAATGCATTGACTCCAGCATCAGCCATTGACTTTAAACCCTTGCTAATATCTTCAGGCTTTAATCTTGCCAAGTTGCCGCTAACTAAATTTAGTGATTGGCTTAGGCCTTCAAAGTCTAAGTTAGCAATCTGCTCACCCATCAGCCCAAATGATGCACGTGCTCCCTCAATAGCAGGCCCTGTGTTTCCCTTAACAGCATCGGCTGCATCATTCATCCTATCCTTAAGCTCACCCATCTGAACAGATAGCTCTTGGAATTTCTTAGTGCCAGGATCAAACTGATCCTGTTGTTTCTTTAATTCAGCATATTGCGCCTTAAGAGTCTTAGTGGATTTCTCTACTGCCTTCGTGGCTGTATCAGTTTTAGCGAGCTCTTGGTTTATATCCTCTAATCCCGTAAAGGTGCCTTCGTCATCAAACGAAAGCTTTAATATCATCTCTTGTGTAGCCATCAGATTACGCTATAAATTGTGAATGTAATTAAGCTAAGTAGCCCTATTAGTATAGTGTAATTAATAGCTCTTATTTGCCACACCTTTAGCCTTGCATGGTATGTACCGCTTGCATGCTTAAACTCTTGGCTCTTACCCTGCACACCTGATCTAAGTAAAGTCATACTAAGTATGATATCATTTTGTGGATTTGTCATATTATAGGTGTACGTTGAAATTTAGATTGAGTGTATTGAAATGTAGCGCTGATTACTGCAGTTTTGCCAGTGTGCTTGCACTCTAAATAAGGTGCTATCTTATTGCTAACTATTGGCAAGTGCAGAGCAAATGTGTTAGATGCAAAGCCGCTTGTGAATTCATGTATTTTATGAGGTGTAGCTGAGTAATGGGTTACCTTATCGCGCCAAACCATGCAGCTATATTCAACAGATGCTACCTTACCCGTAAAATCAGCAACCCCATAATAGTATTCCATTACTGAGATATAAACCTTAACATTCCATACAGTCTCTGTAGGCATGGTTATTACACCGTTGTTAATACCATCTATGTATAGATCTACGTTAGTTGGGTTAGATGTCATTTCACCTAAGCCCATCAGCTGAATAAATCCATGCTGTGATCTACCTGGTATAGTTGTTCCAAAGTCTGAAGTACCATCCCACCAAGTGCCCCCTCCAAAGTGCACACCTCTTACATCAGCTTCTGCCCATCTGCCAGCTACCATAGTGCCCTCAAGATTAGGCCTAATAAAGTTGCGATAGCCTAAAGCTTGAGAGTAGTTATTGTTAGGGCTAATGCCATGACCTAAGCCACTAACAAATATGCGCTCGTTATTATTCTCAATAGATGCCCTATTGACATTACCCATACCGGTAGCGCTGCGCTGGTTGCCGCTTGTGTTAGTGATATTGCTACCGCCTACGTTATTAGGTGAGGTAATTATACCGCCTGTTCCGTTGGTGCCTGTAGATGCAAAGCATTGGCCCTTGCTACTGTTCCAAGTGTAGCCATAAAACTCGCAGCATTCCTCTGATCCTGCGCTTGTCGCTCCATCGTAATCTAAGAAGTCTACAGCTCCTGTAGTTGCGTTAATAGTAGATGGTGTGTATTGGCATAGCGCTCCAATGTCAAGTAAGCGAATGAGCTTGCATTTAGTTACTTGCTCATCTGCTACTATGTAGTCAGTTAATTCTATGACTCTCCAAAAGCTATCCTTAATCCAAATCTTATCATTAAACTTTAACCCAAATACATCAGTTACGCTAAGCTTAAAATAAGCCTCCATTATCTTTTGCTCAGAATCGTACAGCTCTGCAATATACTGCCTCCAATATCTATCAAATAGCGTGTGTAATGGCATTACTTCTATTGGATGCGGAGGAATCTCCTGCCCGAAGTTTAGGTCATTTGTGCCTATCTCAGTAGGAATAGATTTGTAATGGCAAAGTAGTGGTATAATTGTAAAGCTCGCATCTTCTGCTACCTCATCATAAACCATAACTACAGCATCTTCGGCTGCATCTCTTCTATAAAGGATGCGCGGACCAGGTGCCATAAACTCACCAGTCTCATTAAAGTATTTAGGGATGATGTAATTAGTGTTAGGGATTAAGTCGCAGGGCGAAGCGCCAAATGTTAATTCAACAGTGTAATCACTTGTGCTAAAGTCATTGCCTGCATCATTAAGCCTAAGCTCTCCATAGACTCTCTGAGCTGCTGTTTTATACTTAGCGTTAAATACATCTCCCTGCTCTTTGTAGCTCCACTTCAACAGTCTCTTTCTGATGTCAGCTGCAGGTGTAAGTACAATGTCTTTAGATAGATCTAATTTTTGAGTCCAATCGTAATCATCTCCAGTGCCTAAATACTCTACCATTGGAATAATCTCAACAGCGTTAGGCATGTTAGGATTAGGCACCAAGACTGCATTAAACATCTTAAGAATATCTCTTAAAAAATCTACTTGCTTTTGCTCGGGTGCGTTACGTGTTATGCTAATTGCCTGCGCATAAATTTCACCGCTTGCAAAGGTTATACCTATTGTGCTATTCGCATTAATAGTTACAGCCTGTGAGCTCCCAGCGTGTGCGTAAATGTATACCCTTACTTCATCTCCTATCTCTAAAAGTAAATTAAAGGATGCGTTAACTGTAAATGGATTATTTTGGCTAACTATGTATACGTTACCGCCTTGATCATAATCAAATTCAGTAGGTCCTACATTCTGAGCAAATGGAATAGGCACTATAGATTCTATCCCTCCTCTTGTTACACCTAAAACTATATCGTATGTGTGTACTGCAAAAGATGAGTAGCCTGTAGTATCTACATCAATCTCTAAACTAACTCCAAAATCAGCGTAGTAATTAACTTGAGAGGTGTATACACTACTTGCAAAGCTATTAGATGGATCAAATGTTTCTACCCATCCTGTTAGCTGCTTGTAGTATAAACCACTATTGCCTTGAATGTCTATAGCTACTGCCTGATTAGTTGTATAGTGAGCGCTAAATTTAGCCTCGTCTGCACTAACTATTCCAAGCGTTAAAGGATTAGTAATGTAAGGAATATACATCTTTAATAACTCCTCTTCTAAGGTTGTGCCAGTCCATGTAAAGCCTGCCTCTGTAATAATCTTATTAAGTAGCCATTTAGCCTGAAGAGCTAAGGTAAGCTCTCCGGTATAGATAGGATTAACTGAACTAAATACTCTTCTACTGCCTAAGGTACTATCCTCACTCCAATTCTGCCCTTTATCAGTTAGTGTGTAGCAGATAGCTCCACCAAATAAGGTAGCATCATTAATAGCTAATACATTCTCATAGCTATTCTCATGGGCTAAATCAGTATAGTCTAATTCTTTCAGCATCTTATCTCCAATGCTGCGAGCCAAGTCAACAGTCTCACCAAAGAATGCTATTACAAATTCGTGCATCTTACCCTGCTGAGTTATGGCCTGCTTGAATTGTATGTGTCCTTCAGCAATGGGTAAAGTGTCTACGGAAAGAGTTGCCTCTATCTTGCGTAGTACATTGATTTGCGTAGTGTCATCATTAAGCAGATTAACATCATACTGCTGCCCAAAGAAATCCACGTTACTCTTAGTAGCCGGTATTCTAAACTCTCTTGAGAAAGCTCCCCTGGTAGTAAACTCAGATATGCTATTAAAGTTAGATGAGTAGCTTATACTCTCATTCTCGTATAAGTCTACTACTACTTGAGCACCATTAGATGATACTGTTAGAATTACTGTTGGCCTCATGCTGTATAGTCGTTACTGAATTTTAACATCAATTCTAAATCTGTTTTACGCGAGCTTCTGCTCTTAACTGCAGTGTAGTTATTGCTATCTATTAGCACTGGTGTAGCTGAGCCATCAGGATTAATAATGTAAACTGATTCGCTGTAGATGAGATTCTTTAAGTATTCAAATTGCCCCTCGGTTAAGAAGTCAGTTCTGATACGCATCATCTTTTCTACAAATGGGCTGCGCTCAGTTAGCCCTCTATCGTATGTGTTAAAGTTAAAGGCCTCAGCTTCATCTGCAGTAGCGTAGTTACCTACTACCTTTCTGTATCTCTTTCTTTCTACCGAGTAACTTTCCTCACTACGTTTAGTAAAATTAAAATAGTCCCATCCACCTCTACTATTGGTCCAGCCTAATCTAATCTTATCAAATCTACATTCATCATCTGCTTTAAATACTACTATTGATCGTGCACATGGTGCAGCTCCGCTATCAAAAAAGTTAATGAGGTAGTGATGCCATGTAGCTTGCAAGGCAAAAGCTTCATTTATGTTAGCCGGTAAGAGAGGAAGATGGTTAATAGTGCCTGCTGCAATAACACAAGCTAAGGTATCAGTCTGAATAGGTGCGCCTGCTTCATTAAATTGCACTATTTGCACGTTGTTAATTGCGTTACCTGTTAAAGCTGTGCCATCGTCAGCAGGAATAGTTAGCACTCCGTAATCATCACTAAAGCCTGTTATACCAATCGTGTTAGCACCTAATGAGTATTGGCTGAGCATGTCATCCATTGCATAGGTCTCTCTAACTAAGTCGCTCATGATATAGCTCGTTGCTGAGTCTAACGAGAAATAGTCAGCAGGATCAGGATTAAAGCCATCACTAATCTGAAACGCTGCATTAATTAATGCACTTCCATCTAATGGATATTGAGTAGCCTGCACCTCAAATAAGCCAAGCACCTCATAGCCTTCCTGTATAATTGTGCTAATGCCTAAGATGTTACGCGATGTAGCAGCAGCTTGAACACTATAACTACCAAATAAACTGTAAGCTACATCCGATGTGTTTACTCCTAAATCCATGGCTTGACTAACCACAGGATTTAAGTCAAATACTAAAGCACCGGATAAGTTAGGCTGCACGTAAAAGATATTTGTAGTAGTGCCATTGCTAACAGTTAGCACATATCTAAAGCCAGGCTGCCCTACGTTAGTAGATGTAGCCACTACTATAAGCTTCTGCTTTAGAGCTGTAAAGATGTAGGGCTGCTGATGTATTGTAATTGCCATTTTATGAAGGTCTAATGTTAGTTAGTTTTCTTGTTTGGTTTAAGATGTAGATGTTGACTGCATCACTCATGGCAGCGTTAAGCTGCGGAGCGTAATCAGGTAGCCACTCTAAGTATGCATCTCTAAAATAGTACAGAGGTGCAATACCTTTTTTCTCAATGCTCTTTGCCATAGCGTTAGCCACTCTTCTGCGCTGATCCTCATCTTTGTTAACTGCTGATTTAGCGAACTTAGTCATCTTGCCAGTCTCTCCTGTAGTGCGTAGCTTAATCTTCTTTAGATTCATCCAGTTCAGTATAGCTTCCACCGGAGGCTTGGCTGCTCCTGCTGCAAAGCGTGTGTCTATGCCTTTGTAATTACTCTCCTTACCTTGGCGCCCATACTCCACCCACTTAGCGTAATCAGCAGTAGAATCAAAGCCAATAGATGGCAGTGTGCCTGTTACATCTATGTTGTAATATAGAGAAGCTGCTAAAGTTCCTGTAGTGTTAGCTCTTCGCTTCTTGCCGTATCTCGTTTGCTGGATGCGAATGTTACTACGTGCGCTCTCCGTAACGGATTCACCGAAATCTAAAAGCACATCGTATAGCGCTCCCTGTTCAAACAGCTCAGCAAGTATGCTCATTCTTTATCAGCTTCCTCTTTTATCTTGTTAAAGAATTGAATCAATGGTAAGCCAAATTTAACTGGCATCTCTTGAATGAAAGCGTCTAACTGCTTTAAGTGTTCCTCTGTTAGTTGCATAATTAGAAAGATAAAATTGTTACTCCTATTGCATTTGCTACGCATTGTGCGACATACTCGTTGTCATATCCCCATCCTGCGAATTCCTCTTCGGTTAGCGTGTAGTTACCATTGCTTAAAACCTTTGAAGGCACTTCTTCAGTAGCCTCAGATTTCAATTCGTAGTAGGTAGTGCAAGTTGTTGCGCTTGTTTCAAAGTTCAAGATTAGAACTGTCATTTCTGTTGCTGTTCCTTGATTCAAAGGAAAGACGATTGGTTGAATTTTAGCCATTGTTTTATATTGTTTGTTTATGTTAAAGTGAATGTTTTTGTTACTCCGCCTATTCTCATTTTTATATCA